CATGGCATCGTCAAGGTATACCGGTACAGCTGAATCTACACTATCCCGCATAGGCTTACCAAACATTGTCAATATCTGGGGAGCTGCCTCCTCTGCCTCGGTGACACCTATTTTAAGTTGTTTTCTAACTTCTTCCATCAGCTCAGCCCCTTCGGTATTTCTGAAGTTGCCCTGCTCTGCAAGCTTCGACAGTCTTCTGTCAAAGTTTCTCATAGTGGCTTGCTGAAAAACAGCGCCCTCAGGGGCTACCCTTCTCCAAGCCTCTCCCGCTTTTGCGATGCCCTCAGAAACTACTTTAGTCATAGAATCTTGGGCAGCATTGGCTGCCTGCTGCTCTGAGGTAATTCTTCCAGGAAGCGCTGCAATAGCATCCTCAGCTTTAAACGAAACTGCTTGTGGTTGATTCCTGAGTTGGTTTACAACCCTACCACCTTCCTTAGTGTTCGCTAGTACATTGGTGACAGTATCAATATTGGAAGCTCTAGGCATGGCTTGGGATAGGTTGATCGAATCCCCTCCTGCCTCTACATTCCTCATACGCTGTACAGCGGTCTCTAAGTCATGCGGTCTGACGTTCTCTAGGGTCTCCCTTGCCAGTGCCGCTCTATTAGTTATAGGACTACTTAGCATAGAGGAGAAGCCTCCACCTGCAAGACCCCCGCCAACCCTTGTTAATAAATTATCACCAAAGGCATCCGCAGCGGCCTCACTGCCTATCCCCGCGCCCGTACCTACAACCGCAGATCGTATAGGAGAGGCCATGCCACCAGGACCTGTGACTGCCCCTACCGCAGATTCCCCTACTCTGGCGATTGCCTGCCCAGTGGGAGTTGTTGGTCGCATATTTTCGCGTAAGGATTGATCTATGTTACCTGCCGTACCGCCTACAACATCACCTACAAGGTTCATGGCGCTATTGCCTTCACCAGGAATTAAGCTCTTAATGCCATCGCTAGCCATATTAGCCAGTCTAGGGAGTGAAGTAACGCCGCCATAAATAGAGGTTCCTACGACCTTAGCAGCTTCTTTAGCTTTATCCATTCCTGACATAGGCGGAAGCTCTTTTGCTGCAGAAGGGACTACTTGGGACATTTGCGCCCGTTGCTCCAGTGTAGGATTTTTAGGCATCCACATAACTTGTCCACTAGGATGCGTCACCTGCACAAAGCCCTCTCTTTTCTCTTGGTCAGCCATTTCTACTGCGCTCCTTGGGTAGCCATATATTCATCCCAAGTCATTATGCCATCGGAGCTACCTTGATCATTCAGAACCCCATTAGGTATAGAGTTCCACATACCTGCAAGCTCTGGATAATCTACGCTAAGCTGCTGTCGAGTCTCTTCGCCTTTTTGTATGTCCCAAGCAATATCCATTTTCATCTGCTCAATGATTCGGTTACGGCCATCAACAGTATTAACCAATGTAGGGAACTGCTGTTCTAGTACCTTTCTATCAGCATCCGTCAATGATCGTCCTACGCCTGCACCTGCAGTCAAATAAGTAGATACTTGCGCAGATAGTGCTCTCTTATATTCTTCAGAATTCCCTAACTTCTCTTCATCCACATCTAAGCCTAATGTTTGAGCAAATGCTGATATCCCAAGAGCAAGGTTAGCGGTAGGGCCTGAGTAAGTGTCACTATTATTAAGCCTCTGTAAGTTATCAACCAACCGGCTATTCTCGCCAGACTTCTTAGCCCTATCAAAGATACCCATGACCGAAGTCCCCATCTCTCTTCCAAGAGTTTTAAGGAATTCAGATTCAGGACCTTTTTCGTTGTTATTAACGGTAACACTATTGGCTGTGTCAATCTTCTTCGTACCTGCGGAAGATCGCTGATATAGCGTACCTCTCGCATCTGTATAAGTCTCCCAGCCAGGTCCCGAGTCCACCGCAGTAGCTCCAATTGGAAGGGGGCCAAGTGAAGCTTCGCCACCCTCAGCATCCATAGGAGCCTCAGGATTCACGGCTCGACCTGCTTGATTTATCGAGACCTGGCCAGGAGTTGTACTTGTTAAAGGCTGACTAGCCTCCCACGCACCAGAGTTATTAGGATTTGCTAAAACACTTTCGTTAGTAGCCCTTTCCGCTAAGTCTGAAGGTTTAAGCTGATTAGCCTGTGTTCTTGCATATTCATCCATACCGAACTTCTGTATGGCAGGATGCCCAGATGCCATAGCTTCCGCAATAGCCGCCTTAGGATTCCCAGGAGTTACTGCCCCTTGTTGAACTCCATCTACCATATTAGGCTTACTAATAAGAGGCGGCACAGTATAGCCCTGAGCTTTTTGGTGGTAGTCTCTCATACCATCAGCCATATCTTTTTGGTATCTTTCAGCAAGTTCTTGCTTGCCCTGTTTAACCTGTTGTGCGCCTTTCTTGGCTCCATAGCCTGCCAACATATTAGCCGCAACAGAGGACCAATGCGTATTACCCTGCATACCACCAACAGAACCCGTCTGAGGTGCTTGCATAGACTGCTCTCTTAAGGCGTCCGCAACCTGCTGCCGTCTAGCTAAATCTTCAGCTTCTACGTCATAATTATATAAATTAGCTTGTTTCATTATGATCCACCTATCCTGGGCATTCCCATAGCAGCTCCGCCTAGACTGGCAAGACCTCCCATCATTGCATTATAGTTAGCAGATTCCCCATTATAGCTGTCGTAAGTAGACCTTGCTATAGGCGCTGCACCCACAGTTGCCCCGCTTTGACCTGATCCGAATTGAGGCGTAGTAACTTGTGCCCCACTCCTTAATGCGTTCAGCTCATTTAGCGGCATATTACGTAAAGAGGTTGCCTCAGATAATTCATCAGCCCTCGTCCCTGCGGCTAATCCTACCATACCTTGAGCGAGTCCAGGAGCGTTATTAGTAGCCCTTTCTAAGCCATCAGCTGCCTGCAGTGTTCTACCTGCCATTGCATCTGAGATAGCTGCTGCATTGCTATACTCCCTGCCCGACTGATCTCTAGCGGCCATATCTTGATTAAAGTATTGCGCATTTGCGCCAAGATTCTGCTGTGCACCTGCAAGCCTTGCTTCGTATTCTTGCGCATTTTCGCCAACTTGCTGCTGCCTAGATGCCATCTGGTTCTGGAAGGTTTGGTCCGCCTCTCCAAACTGCTGCTGCCTAGAGTCCATGTTATTGGCAAAACCTTGATTAGCCTGATCAAATTCCTGACCTTGCGCCGCAAATGAGTTTTGAAAGTTGTTATCATTCTCATTGTAATTTTGCTGCCTAGCCTCTAGGTTATTCGCGAAGCCTTGATTAGCTTGGTTAAAGTTTTGATCTTGTAGAGCGAGGTTATTTTGAAAAGCTTGATCCACTTCATTAAAGCCTTGCTGCCTTCCCTGCAGATTCGCGTCAAATTCCTGACCAGATTCCGCAAGAGACATTTGCCGTTTTAAGGCTTCATTTTCGAATTGCTGTGTCTTCTGCGCGTTGTTGGTGGTATTTCCTGCAAGCCTGTTTTGGAAGTCTAGGTCGCTCTCCCCTACAAGTTGCTGACGGCCTTGCATGTCTCTGCCATACTGGCTGTCTATTGCACCTTCACCCGCCGTAATGGAATTGTTCATAGCGCCTTGATAAGCGTCATTGCGCTCTAATCCAAGGTTCTGCATTTCTCGGTTATACGCCTCACTTCCTTGAGTAATACCTTGAGTAGCCAGTCTGGCCTCTAAATCCTGCGATCTTTGGTCAAACCTAGGGTCTAGTCTCGACTTCTGCTGGTTGTACATCGCATCTTGAATCTGCGTTCGATATCCCATATCAGCTGTAGGTAAATTCCCAGTAACCTTCTCGTACTCCTTCATAGCATCATAGGAAGTATTTTCAGGCATAAGCTCAGAAGGTCCCCGATAAGTCGGAACTTCACCATCCATACCTGAAAAAGATTCTAGAGTACTTTCAGGTGCTTGGAAAGCCCCTACGCTACCTTCTAAACCTGTAGGTTGTGGAACACCTTGAGCAGGCGCACTAAATTGCGGAGCACCTCCCGCAGGTCCATTATTCGGAAATTGCTGAGGGCCCTGAGGCTGTTGACCTTGTGGAACCCCTGTTACTTGTAAGCCACTGCCCGTGGCATTATTAGCGCCCTGCGCAAGACTTACCTGCCTAGGCTGTGGACGTCCCTGTGTGGGTAACCCGCCAAATTGAGGTACAGCGCCACCGGCTTGGTTAAATTGCTCAGGCGTAGTAACCCTTTCCCCCGAAGGCATTTCCTGTCCAAGTGTCCTTTCATAGTTATTAGACGCATTAGCTAAGTTATCTATGCCCATATTTGCATAGCCTATGGAGGCTTGATAAAGGTCTGATCGAGGCTTAATAGAGCTATCTATAGCCAGATTCATGGCATCATTAACATCGACCCTTTGAGTAAGTCCTGATGTATCTAAGGGTTGTCCAAAGGTATCATCTACGCGACCCAATCCAGCCATTTGCGCATCGCCTAAACCTAAGGCAATATCATCCTGCGTATCATTTAACCTCTGCTGATTTTCAGATAAGGTGGTGGTGCTCGTCCACTTAGTAGGATCACTTGGATCGTTCTCCCAAGTTTGTGATCCCCAAGGGGTTATCTGATCTGGCCGATTTAAACCTGCAGTATTTACCGCAGCATCTATATTAGCCTGTCCCTGCGCATTCGCAGTTGCAATAGGATCTGGGGCTTTAGGCTGTTTATTGCACATTTCTAGCGTCCTTTTCTTCAGCTAAATTGTCTAAGTATTCGTCAAAAGATTCGTCATGCGCCCACTGCCTGATACCTACAGTAATGGAATCAGTCCAAGCCCTTCCACCTATGATATAAGCTGACATTGTAACCAAATCTGTGTAAGTGCCTCTAAGTATAAAGGCTATAGTTCTATCTTTTGGGGAGCCTTCGTTTTCCATTTTATTGGACGCCTGCCAGTTAATTATAGAATTAACCAGTATAGGCTGAAGGGCATTGAAGTGTTTGTGGTAGAAGGGGTTGCAAGGTAGGTTAACCAGAGCTAGCCAGAATGCTTGATGAATCTCGGCATCTGTAAGCTTCTTATCCTTATCTATTAAATCATCCCAGATGTGAAGGACCACAAAGATATCACAGATAAAATCCGTAGCATCTTTATGACCCTTTAAAAAGTGTTCGATCTGACCACGATGGGTAGTAAGGTAAGATATTTCAGGGGTGGCGCTCATAAGACAATTCCTATAAAGCCGCCGTGCCGCGAGCTGATTAACCGAAGATGTTTCCACGTTGAAGTGCTAAATTTGTAGCATTCCACGTTAGTTTAACTCCCCTTCCTAGAAAGCGCAAGCGCACAGAGAGAGCTTGGCCAGGTTCGTGTGCCACTGATCGCCACTCCCCACTAAACAAACTTCCCGTCCATTTAGCCTCATCCCACTCCGCCACATCCCATAGAGAGGTTGTAGCCTCAAAAGTTACGCTACTATAGGCTTTAGACTTAGGGTCATAATTAGTGTCGATACCCATCTGAACCTGAACATTGGCAGAGGTTGCCTCAAATAAGGGTTGAATCATCTTAACTTGGGTAGTCCTGCCAGCTCCTGGTACGAAGAATGCCTGCCTAGCGCGAGCATCTATAGGTCCAGTAGCCTCGTCAAAGTCCCCTACCCATGCTTGGTAAATCTTATTATGAACCGCATAGTACAGTTTTTTGTTGAACATACCCCAAACTTCTGCGTTAAGTCCAGTAAACCTGCACCAAGCCTTTGTTTGGGTATTCATGACATACTGATAACTTATAACCACACCTGCGGCCTGGTCATTGATAAGTGGCACATTAACTAATAAGAACCTACCTTCAGGAAAGACCAAAGGCTGCCATCCATAGGCATCACCCGCAAAAGAGGTAGCCGATATCCAAGCAGAGTCTATCTTATCACTAATAGATACTGATCTATCGTAACCGGCAAGGCCTAAAGCCTTCGACATAGGGTATAAGCCATGAACTGTTTGAACTGCTAATTCGCCACCAAGCTTAACAAAGCAACGCTTACCTAGTGGGGTTCCTATAAAGTAGATACCTTTTAAAGCCCATGTTGCGGCACTAGCTGGATCAGTTCCTTGGTATACAGCAACCTCTCCTTCTGAGGTAATGGCTACAAAATAATCATCAGGGCCATTGCCCCCATCTATAGTCCATGTACCTGTAGCAACTAAATAGCCACCTCTAGGGAATAAGGCCCCTAACGGAAACTCTGTAGCTGCTCCTGAAACTGAATTAACGCCTAAATACCAGAACGAAAGACTATCCTTTTCACACAATATAAGTCTAGTTTTAAACGCACTCACATTAGTTACTGCAGTAGAAACGATACCTGTTATAGCCGGTGTAGATACCCCAGTTAGAACCACCCATGCAGAGCCAGTATAGTACCTGGAATTATCGACACCATTGCAGCACCATAGAAAGGTTCCACCAGCAGTCGAAACCATTGTATGCTGCCATTCTCCGTTAGTACAAACACTAGAAACAGTAGAGATAGCACCACCTGCAGTCGCTTCATAAATACCATCCTCACATCCTGCAAAAAGTTTAGAAGTCCCATCAAGTGCATTATACGCCATTAAACTGCGAACATTGTGGGGGTCAGTTGCGTGTACATCTGCGGGTAAGGTCGCGAATAAAAGGCTGCCAAGTCGAGTGGTTACGTCCCTTGAATCAGGGAACATATTATCTAATTGAAGGGCATCCTTCGGAGACATATTAGTAATAGAATCCCTTGCGTTCCACCCACCCGTTGGTGCAGGCAAAGGGTAGGGAGTAGCAGTTCCCCGCTGATTGGTTGATAATGGTTGTTCCATCTTAAGCGCTCCGGCTATCTGGTACGAAGATCCCTGGACCTGCAAAGTGCTGCGTATCACCATCCATATAAATTGGGCCAGGTGCGCCATCCTTGGATTTTAATAGGACTATAGAACGCTCATACTGACGAAAGGACTCCGCATAAGGGAAGCCTTTTTCCTCTTTCCAGCGCCATCGAAGGCCTTTTAAAAGTAATTGATAAGGAAGTGAGAATACATCAGTATCTTTAGTAAATTCTGTTTTATACTCAGCATCTGCCGCATTATAGATAGCGGTATTACTGGTATATTCGAAGGCAATAGTGCGACCTGCGGGAGGTATTGGGTATAGCTGTAGATTACCTTCCTGAACCCGAAAAGAGGTTAGAGGTTGGGTGTTGATAATAGACTGAAGGCCTTGCCATTCTTGCGGCGAAAGCGGCCCTAATATGCGCAGACTCTGGGTCCGGTCAAATAAGGTTTCTGATATGATACTTTGATAGCCGCTATCTGCTAGGGTTGTTAAGGCCCCTTGACTAGCAGCCGCAACTGAGGTAAAAACAGCCTCTCTCTGGAAAGAAGTCCAAGACCCTCTATCAAGGATATCTTCAACGACCTCATTACAGAGAGCGACTATCTGAATTATCGTATCATCCTGAGAAGTGGCTGCAAGTGTGGGGACACTCAAACCTGTCCGTTTACAAAATTCTTGCACTATTCCCAAAATGTTCATGACAATCCTTAAGGTTTGCTACTTTCCGGCCTTTGCGTTCTGT